CGCTACTGAAAGAGTTTCTCCATCTAGATCACTCATGTCGTCAGCACACTCAAAGAATGCTTGCATGATACTAGGATTAGAATACACGCGCCTAAAGGCTTCGTAATTCTCAATCGAGTTCTGCATGCTGCTGAACAACCTCAACAACGAAATGCCGTCGGGACGGCGTTCGTGTCGTTCCGGAAACACCAAGGACGCTAACACATCATGCATGTCCTTGTGCGGTTGCCCGTTCTTCCAGGAGTAACCGAGGTAATGAACTGGCGGGTTCGACTCTCCGAGTTCACCTGTTACGAGGCTCTTCTCGACGCTCAGGGTCAGCCCAAGTTCCGCCGCCACAGCACTCATTTCACTGAGGGGAACGAAGGTATTCAAGCCAATGATCGCATCATCACCTTGAATTTGTACCCTATCTGCTCCAACAGTACGACCCATCACGCGGATGAGAATGTAGTTGAGAGCGATCAAGTTACAAAGTGAACCGATGATTGTGGTAAAAGCGCTACCACTCGGAATGCCTTTGTGAACCTGAAAGATATCACCTGACGGGGTGATAAGACGAGAGTGAATGAAGTCGCTCTTATACCGATCCCAAAGTTCAAGATCAGCCTCATCCATGTCCAAGTGACTCTTCGCAATACCGAAGGCGTCATCTATCATTCGTGCAGGCAGAGAACTGTCAAATCCACTAAAATCAATGGAATACACGAACTTAAACCTGGACTTGAACTCCTCCACTAACGCCGCTTTCTCGACCTGGCGAAGTCCAAAACTGAACGGTCGCCGTCGTACCAAGCCCGCAAAGACCGGTTTCGAGAAACGCGTACCCACAATATCGTAGGCAGCGGCGCCATCCATACGAGCCTAGTCTTTGGACCAGCGCTCCCGCGCTGAACACGACGACCAGCCACATAGGGGTCAAAGCCACGGTGTCCTTCAGAAATCTTTCGAGCCAAGTCACTGGCGCGATCGAGAACATCACCGTTGCGAGTGAAATAAGGAGCGCCGCTAAAATGAGACTTATGAATTTCAGTCTCCACCACACGAGCCAGGCTGTAAGGCTTTCGCCTTCCTTCCTGACAACCCGCAACGCTGAACGCTGCAGAAACTGCGTTTCTGTAGGCCAGGGTTTTGAAGGGTCCACCAGCGTCTTGTGAACTATCATCAGTTCCTCTAGAGGCCAGTGCAACTCCCGTGCGGCCAAAGAGAGGGCTATTACGGCCGTCTCCTGCGGCGTGAGTTCCCGTCCCACCTGCTGAAACACCGGTTCCATCGGATCGTAAAGATCCTCCGATGTCGTAGCGGAGGGCGCTGTGAACCTGGGGGTTTGGTCGATCTCCTCGTCTACACGAGCAGATTCCGTACCCTGGAACGGTATGGTTGGTACCGCGTCCTGATTTGGTCGGATGAATAGGGCATCCAAACTTTGCGAGCCCCGCC